GAAATTTTTACAGATCAAAATTATCAAGGATCTAATTTATCATCTTTATTAGATGTTATAAGTTACACTTTCAGTACACTTCTTTATTATTTAAATAAAACATCATCAGAGACTATGTTTTCGGAAGCACAAATATACGAAAACATGAACAGAATTGTTAAACTTTTAAATTATAACCCAAAGGGTAAAATGGCACAATCTGTTGCTTACAATTTAAACGTTAATTTACCACCTGACAATTATATTATTCCAAGATATTCATATATTAAAATTGGTAATACTAATTTTTCATTTGTAAAAGACATATATTTCTCAATTATGTCAAATGGTTCTTTAGAAATACAAAATCCAGAAATTGATTATTTTTTATATCAAGGTTTGTTCAATGAATATCCAACATACACAGCATTAGGTTCGATTAATGAAATTTTATTTTTAAATTTTGGAAAATTTACATATATTGATCATAATAATATTAATGTTTATATTCAGGAAGCAGGTTCTACTAAATGGTCACAATGGACACAAACAGAAAACTTATTTTTAAATAAATCAAAAGATGAAGTTTTTGAAATTAGGTATAATGCTAATCAAAATTATGAAATTAAATTTGGTGATGATATTAACGGTAAACAATTAAACACAGGAGATCGTGTTTTAGTTTATTATTTAGAAATAGATCCTACCGCATCAACAATAGCCGCTAATTCATTAGCAAATTCAATTATAGTACTTTATAATAGTAATAACTATTTAAATATTCAAACTGATACAACTCAATATCCTGCTACAAAAATAGATGTAACAAAAACACCGCTTGTTGGTTTAATTAATAGTTTTCCATCTAATCCATATTCAGCAGAAGAAACTGTTGATGATATAAGAAGAAATGCAGCTAAAAGTTTTTCATATCAACAAAGATTAGTAACAATTAACGATTTTAAAACTTTTATAATCGATAGATATTTAAATTTATTTGCTGATTGTTATGTTTATAATAATGATGATTATTTAAAAAATCATGTAAAATATCTTTATGATATTGGAATAAAATCACCACAATTAGATAATACATTATTATATAATCAAATTAAATTTTCAAATAGTTGTAATTTTAATAATATATATGCATATCTTGTTCCGATAAATTCCGCACAACAATATAGTACATCATCACAAAAGGAACTTATAATAAATGATTTAGAAGATCAAAAATTAATTACATGTAATGTAATACCAATGGACCCTGTTTATATGATGTTTGATTTTTATGCAAAATCACCATTAAGTGATGTAACCATTAGTGATCTTAATGCTAATTCATTATTAATTTATAGGACATCAAATACAAGACAAAGTGATTCTGGTATCATAAATAATGTTATAGATATAATAACAAAAGCTTTTAGTAGAACTAATTGCAAATTAGGTCAATTTATAGATATAGTTCAAATAGCTTCTGATATTACAAATTTAGATGGCGTTGATAAAATAAAAACATACAGGAGTGATACTAATACATATATTGATGGTTTATCATTTTTAGTTTGGAATAGATCATATCCACTTTTAGATGCAAAAGTACAAAATCATAATTTTCAACTTCAAAATTTTCAATATCCAATATTCAATAACGTATCAAATTTAATTAACAAAATAAAAGTTATCAATCCAACAGGAATAATAACCGTAACTGATTACTAATATATGCAAGCATTTCAGCTTCCATCATCATTTAATGAATCAATATATTTTGATTATGCACCACCACCAACTTTTGCTGGTCATATAAATAGACACCCATTTAGAATTATTATTACATCATCTAATGATAATCCACATGTAATAACATTAGATTCTAAGTTTTCAAAATCATATAAAAAACAAAATGATAAATCTAAATGGTCATTTTTAAGACCACAAACAAGATTTTTGGATTTAAGTGGTAATGAGATTGATTCTATAGTTTCTAAAGATACAGTTTTATATAAAACTAAAAACGGTGTTATAAATTCAATAAGCGGTAATTTTATTGGCGTAAGTGGTTATGCTGAATTTTATTTTGTCGATGATATATACAATTACGATTTTGCAATAAAAGATGAGCAATATACAACAATAGTAGCGGTATTAGAAACTAGTGGTATTAATTATTTTGATAAAACGGTAGCAGATCATATTTTAACAAGTAGATATAGTAATTCAAAAGCAGTTGCATATCAACCTCACGTTTTTCATTACAGAGATCCTGATAATATAAAAATTTCCGAAAATGGTATTAGGGAGTTTATAAATCCTAGATGGGTTCCATCTGACCAGCATGTAGTTTTTAATTTCAATTGGAATAAAGAATATAGTCAATTATTTTATGATGGTAATGAAATAGTACCTATAAATTTTGATTTTAATTTTAACAAATCAATTCCTTCTAATACAAATAAAAATGATATTCAAGTTGATACAGAAGGAGATTCAATAAGATTATATTTTAATAAATTTTTAAAAACATTTAATGTCTCATATTTAAACGAAGATAAATATCTTTCACCGGGATATTATAAAACATTCTTTAATGTTGGTACTGCGACATCAAATTTAAAATTATCTGCAACATCAACATTTGATTCACCGAACATATTTGGAAGCGATTATTCACCAAGAATGTGGCTATCCAATCCAAATGCAGGTTTAATGGCATTAGTTGAATATAATTTTCCAAATACATTTCAATTAGATACAAAAGCTCTATTAAAAGCAAATATACACAATTTTGAAGTTCCAATTGTTTATGATTCTAATTTTAGAAAAAATGATTTTGGGGAATCTGAAGACGCATTTGCATTTAGTGGGTTTCATGGCATTAATAGTATAGCTGTATTACCACCACCATCATTTCAAGCATGGGCAACTGATGGTGAATTAAATTATCTTTATAAGTTTGGTACAAAGGGTCAAATCTTATCAGCAATTGATTTATTTAAAATGTTAAAAGATCATGGTCAACAATCCGTGATCGCTGATCAAGTTTCCCCAACATCAGTTGTATTGGATAAATACCAAGAATTATGGATAACATTACATGATTCTAGATTTGTAATACATTTAGATAAAAATGGAAATTATGTATATCTATTGGATTTAACAACAATACCTAGCGCATTAATACCGGGATTACCACCACAAATAACATATACAACTCCACCAGATATGAACATTGATTGGTATAAAGCTAATCAACCATATCCAGATAATGGTGTAGATAATCAGTATTTCATACAACCTACATTTATTGATGTTGATAGTAAAAATAAATTATGGGTAACTTATTCAAATTATGTTAGTGGATATTTGGCAAAATATGATATTAACAATAATAGATATCAAACAATATCATATCCTGTTTGTTCCTGTCCACAAGATTTAATTATTGATAACAAAGACAATGTTTGGGTAGCACTTTCAAATAATATTTGGAATTCAATTGGTAGTATAGAAAAAAGAGATACTAATGGTGTTCTTTTAAGTTCATATCGTAACATAATGGGTGTTAATGAATTAGCTTTAGACCCTCAACAAAATTTATGGTTTACATATAGCTATGGTAGACTTGGTTGTATTGATAATAATACTGGATTAGTTACAACATTTAATGTTCTAGATAATAGTGATATTTCTAAATATGCACCAAATGTTTTAACAATACCTGATAAAAATACAGATGAAACTGCTCTAGAGGGTATTGCTTGCGATTTAAAAGGCTATTTATATGTTGTAAACTCAATAGAAAATCAAGTATATGTTTATAATACAAAAACAAAAACATATGTAGATAAATTCTATGTAAACCCTCAAGGTTTTGTTTTTTGGAATCCATATGTAGATGGTCCAACTTTAATGGAATATAATCAATGGAGTAAGTCATTACAAGCTCATGGTGATTGGATGGGTACTAAATGGATAAACAAATTTAGAAATAATAATTCAACATATCAATTAACGGTAACTGGTCAATCTAATTCATTAAAATTTATAAATGCTCAGTCTGCTAACATTAGAGACAACTATTCATTCTTAGCTACTACCTTTTATAGGTATATAGATACGAATTATATACAACAAATTAAAGTAACTCCAGAAAAAATAGAAGAACCAACAATTGATTATTATAATGTAGATATATTTAAGGTAAATGAAAATTATGATTTGGGTGCACAAATGAAATCATATGCAATAACACCCACACTATTTGAAAGCGAATATTTATTTAATAAATTTTTACCTTCAATATATGGTCAATTTCCTTATACACACCAAGACTTAGGTGTTCATTCTTATGAAAAAATAGCAAATTATGTTATTAACCATTCGGATGTTGATGTATGTGAAATTGATAAACTTTATAGTCTAGCGGATTCTATTGATAATAATACAAATGATTACATGTTGAATTATCCTGCGGAAATTAAAAGGTTAATGGATATATTTTCTATAAACCAATCCAGACTTTTAGGATCGGTTCAAAAAAATCAAAATAATTTTATAGTACAAGATAAAGATGGTTCTTTTAATAGAGGTCAGTTATTAACTTCAACATACATGGTAACAGCAGGAACACCTGTTATATTAAAAACTAGATCATTAAATTCTTTCCAGTTTATACCAACCGGACCTTTATATGTTTCACCATTACCTTATCAAATTGAAAGTCTCTTAAATAACTTTAAAGAGATAATTTTAAGTTTAGATAACACACCAAAAACAACACCATCTGGATACATATCAGATGAGTCTTATAGTATTGCTACTAAAAATATATTAAAATATAAATCTCAATTACAACAACAAGTTGTAGATTATGCAAATTATTATTATCCACAAGCAATGAGTAACAATTCAACATTGTCTTCAAAATGCTATAGGGATACTGGATATATAATTGATGCTATTGTATCTGATATAGCCAATAATGCAAATCATAGATCAATTGAAGTTGGTAATATGTATTTTAAAGGTGTTTTAAAAACACTAACAACAGGAAACGGAACAACGATACCAGTTATACCACAAAATCAAGTTGATGCGACTGTTGCTAGTATTAGTGCTTTGAATTTTTACATAAATGGTGTATCCATACCACAAAATCCACCATCTTTTACAAATGTTGGTATTTTATCAAGTCCAGAAATGGGTTCATATAGACAAAATGATGTATCAGCAAGAATAGCAAATGTAATTTATCCACTTCAAAACAATGGAGAATTAAATGATTATATTCCTGCTGGATTACCAACTCCGCAATCTATTAGTTTAGCAAATCATATACTTTCTAGTAAAAATGACATACAAACAGATATAGCTTATTATGTTAAAAATAAAGGTTATTTAGATTTAACACCACCTAATATAGAACTTACAAATGATTATGCTATTATATGCAGAAGAGACGTAGGTTTAATGATAGATGCTGTAACTCATGATTTACAATTTGGTGTTAATGCTAGATCAATTCAATACGCTTTAGCTTATTGGAATGGAAGTTCAACAAGATTGCCAGATAGTCTTGTTCCGCAACATAAAGCCAAAACGATTGATACAATAAATCAACTTGGTAAATCAATGTTGAATATATATAAACAACAAACAGATACAACACCATTAACATATAGACTAGATACATATCCTATACAAAATTTAGCTAATTTTATAGGTATAAATAATAATGGTGGAGCATGGGAAGGTTATTATGAATTTTATGAATTTATACCAACAGTTGGTACAATTTATTCTGATAATGTAGTAGATTGGGATAATCAACAAACCACTCTTACTAAAAACATATCAAGTATATTTGATTGGTTAGGTGATGAGCAACAAATAGATACACTATTCTCATATAAACTATATACAGGTTTGGGTATAATTTAAACCTTGTAAATCAAACGTTTAATCTAAATATTAAGATAAGATGACAAACACAAAAGTATTTGATGTATTTCCGGTTGGTGTATACCCATATGAGGTTTATAGAGCTAAACCTTATAGTTTTGTGTTTCCAACACCATTACCTACGGACTTTTCATCATATAACTGGAATCAACTAGATGGCAGTTCTCCCACAGTACCGTTAAATGGTGGTAGTCTTATAACTAGAGCATATGTTAATTACCATAGAAATCCTCTTAATAGTGTTGCTGATTTCTATACATTAAGTTCAAAAAATTTTATAACATATGATAATAATGTTAATTATTTTCCACAAAATGGTAAATACACACAAAATTATTCAAAAGCACCAGCCGATATAGAAGCTAATGTGGTTCGATATATTGAAAATGTAACTTTAATACAACTTAATAATAATTCTAATTTATATTATAATGCTAGTGCCATAAGAAATGTTTATAAAACACCTTATGACTTTAATTTCTTTTATGTTCAATTAAATGATATAACTTTAAATTCTTATGGTTATGTAATATACCCAAGTAGATTATTTTTAAGACCAATATCTGTTACGAATAATAATGGAAAATGGCAAATTGCAACAAATGTTAAAGTTTTAAGTGCGTCTACACTATTTGCTCAATCAACATCAATTGAAAGAGATGTTTTTGCTTCACATATCACTCGTCTAAATACACCACCTACAAATGATATTAATTTACCATCAAATTTAAATGGTAACACAATTAATTTTTATCTATCTGCATCTAGAACTAAAATTGATTATCCAGCTATAACTTTTTCAACAAATACACCAAATACGCCAATTTCTTCGGTTGTAGATTTAGAACCTGATGATGTATACATTCATCCAGATTCAACATTCATGTCATTTAGTGCTAGTTTCTATGATACCAATAATGGAGTTTATAATACATTAGCACAAACACAAAGAGATTTAAGCTATCTTCATAGCTCACAATCATTTAGTCCAACTTATATATTTAGATATGACCCAACAATTAACACAAAGCAAATTTTTCAGTTTATACAAGCACCATTAGATGGAACAAATAAACTTTCAAATACTAATAATTGCGTATTAAGTGCAACATTAGATGTTAATAGTGGTGTGTTTAATTGGTGGAATGGTTATACACCTGCTAAAATTAGTTTTAACACAGATTCTTTTGTAGGTGTTGATTATATATTAGATGCTAAAACTCTAGAAGCTATAGGTGTAAATGCTATTGACACTTTAACCAACAAACAAATAACATTATCTGCTACTACTGGTAATACTAATGTTAATATTCGTAGTACAATTAATGTTACAGATATTGTAAACAATAATGTAATATTTGAAACAACATCACCACCATATTGTTATTCTTATAAAGCAATTATGACAGATGGTTCTGGCAATTATTTGGATAGTGCTAATCTTAATTTTTATTTAAAATTATCAGCACTTAATACTGATGTAAATTCAGCAACATTAAGTGCTTTCTTTGCATCTGATTTTAATTGTCAAAATATACCAATTCAACCAACTGATTTTATTAGTTATAAAGTTATCGATACATCTTTAACAACAGTTGATAATTTTATTAAAAATGTCATTTGTACAGTTAAAGTTAATGGTTTTGATACTATTTATGATTTAAATACATCTCCACCTATTCAGGCATCAAGAGGTGCAACGGATATTAAAATTGTATATAATGCTAGTGATTTTGGTGCTGTTAGTTTTTCATTAAGAGCAACTGTGTTTGCTGATTCTGGTACTATTGATTCATATGAAACTGCTGATATAACATTTAGCGCACCTACACAAATAAACGGAAACAAAATATTTGTAGATATTTTAAATGAAGAATCTGATAAAATAACAATTGATTCATCTTTCAATATTAACGCATCGGCTTGGCCTTCAAGAGATTTAAGAAATAGTTATATTTCTTGGGATTGGTATAATAATGCAACTGGTCTTAAAGATTTACCTTTAACTTTTAATTATGTTGATGCTAATGGTAATTCCGTTGGTACGGTTACACCAAAAAATGCAGTAGCATTTAGTAGTAATACATGGCAAGTAAATTTACAAGGTTATGGTCCAAATCAAATTGTAATTTCACTTTCTTCACAAAAATACTCAGAAACCGCAACTTTATCAACACATCCTAATCTTTTTAATTTTTTAACACAAAAACAATTAATTGTTGGACCAGCATCAAATTTAAAAAATTTAGAACCAACACGAACAATTAATTTAACAGCAGCTATACCATATGGTAAAAGTATATACAACATACCTTCTAATATACCTTTAAATTGGACATGGGAATATGATGGTGTAATCGATCCAATAATACAACCCATAACAGTAACACCCCTTATTAGTTCAGATATACAATACAACTATAGTACAAATTTAAGATCAAGTTTAATAAGTGCGATAAAAGTAAACGTAACTCCACCTTATTCTAAAACCACGCCAAAATTACATACTGTAAAAATGATAGCAAGTATCAATATTGTACAACCACCAATATCAGGATATTGTATTTTTAGAGTTGATGATTTTCCAGATCCTAGTATTTTTAATTGTGATTTTAATGCTTATTATACAGATTTTATAAATAATAAAAATAATAATATAGGTGATACTAGAAATAATAATAATACTATTACAAGATCACAAAATAGTAATTTAAATTTTACATTTTCTGCAAATAATGATATATTACCAAATATCAAAGGACAAAATCTTAATTGGACTATTAATGATGTTTCAACAAATGTTATAACTGATAATTATACCATTAATTTAAATACTTCCGCTAAATCACTTTCAGCATATACTTTAAATGGTTTAAATGTAACCTCTGCTAAAATAGGTTTAAATTTAAATTCAGGTATAGCCCCCGGATGGACAAGTGCGCATAATGTAAGTGCATCGATGAATGTTTTCTTACTGGAATCTATGGAATTTAACGATCAATTAAAATTCATAATATATCCTGAATATGCATGGTTTACCAATAACACCTTATTAACATTTTTAAGTACTAATCCAAATGATATAAGCTATTACACTAATGCTTTTATGCCATCAGCATATGCTAATAAAAGATCAAACAGTCAAACATTTTGGGTTTCGGCAAATAAACAATTCTTCAATGATTACATTTATCAAAATCAACAAAATCACGCAATAATGTCAACAGATTCATCGTATGCTTTAATAGATATACCTTATAATCAATATGATATATCAGTTATTGCAGGATTACCTATATCATTAATTGCATATAATGATAGTTTTTATCCAGAAAATATTAGTACTTCATATTTGACACAAATGACTACAACTCAAGCAAGTGCCATTAGTGCTAATATTTTTGCAATAAATGGAAACAATTGTTTAGTAACACAATATTATAATATTACTGCAATTACAAAAAGTAAAACTAAACCAACTACTGCTGTTGAAGAAAATTTCTTTTTATCACCAATAATGATACCGTATGATGATATAGAATTAAATTACAATATATATTGTAATCATGTTTCAACCATATCTTTAGACTTACTTTCCGGTGGATTAATTTCAGTGACTCAATATTTATCTACCATTCCTCTCGGATCACCTGCTTTAATAACAGGTGGAACCATTATTTATTATCTTTCTAGTAAATTTTGGACAGTAAGCGCAGCAGTCCCTTATACAGATGGTAGTTATGATTTATTTACTTTAAAAATAGGAGATCCATCAATACCCTTTTATTCAGGTGGTCTAGGTATAGATGATTTTTATCTTTATGCTATGCCTGATACAATTCAACAAATTACATCGGCTACATTTGCTAATTATCTTGGTACAGATTTATACCCTATAAACAAAGATCTTTGGAACCCCATAAACCCACAAACAAAATGAGCTTTATAATAAACGGTGATAGTAATCTTACAGCATATAGTAATTTAATTAAAGAAAATTACTATATGTCAACTTATTATACTTTAACAGGTAATTTGGTTTCTATAGAATATAAAAATCCAATAAACAATAATATAAATGGGGATCTTCAAATTGTTTCTTATATAACAAACTTTGGTGATAATAATACTGTTTATTATTCAAAACCAAACGTTCCAGTGTATCATCAATATGATACAAGAGGCACTTATTATGTTTCATATTCTGCTGTATATAATAATGGTGCAATATATAGTTATTCAACATCAATACCATTTGTAATTGAAAGTTATTGGGAATCTTATAATCAAAATAATGTAAGAAATAATGACGAAATAATTTTAAAACTACCTTACGCATTAGAAGACATTAATATACAACCTAATGAATGGGGTGTTGAAGATATTTTCAACACATCAATAACCAGATTACAAGACAATCTTGATTTTTTAATAAACAAAACACAAACAATAAATACATACACTCCAACTTTATTTTTTGGGTGGCTTGGTAATGATTCTGGAACATCATCATCCAATATAAAATGGGTTACACGTTCTTATAATTCAGAATTTTTAACTAATCCTGAATTAGCTCAATCACAAGGTTCATCATTTTTTACAAATGTTATAGATGCGATAGAAGTTGATATATCAGATGCTAGTTATCTTTATGTATTAGATAATAATAGTTTAAGATTATTTCAAAATTTTGCAATTCCTAATGAAATATTTTATTCTAATTATGAACAAATATCATCATTTTTAATAAACCCTTTATCATTTGATGTAAACGAAACTGGTAAAATAATTTATATTGCAGATCAAACTGCAAATAACATTTATAAAGTAAATGTTTCAATAGACACACAAACATTATCTGCATCAGATGTTAATATACAATTATTTATTGGTGGATTTGGTAGTTTAAAAGATAATAATAATTTTAATACACCAATTCAAGTATCATATGTAAATGGTAATGTTTATGTATTAGATTATAACAATTATTGTGTTAAACAATATAATAAAGATTTAAATTGGTTGTTCACTTATAGTTTAGATTCGTTTATTGATGATCGACCAATTAGTATTGCAGCATTAGATAATGGATTATTATATGTTATTACTGAAAAATATAATGTTTATATATTTGATAACTTATCAAATGCAATTTTTGAATCATTTCCAGTATTACAAGCAAACGATATGTCTCCATTAATTAAAATATCATTTAATAAAAATGGTGATTTCCTTTTTGTGCAGACTGAACAAAATATATATAAATACTCTTTAACTGGTATCTATATTTCAAGTTTTAATATACCAAAAACAAATGATGTTATATATAAAAACATTAAAAATAGTAAAAATGGAACTGTGATTATAAGTTCAGAAAAATGTATTTTAAAGTGTCAAGATATATTAGAAGTTTATAAATTGGGTGAAGGTTTACCTTATAAATATTGGTCTAGGGATCAATTAACAGTATCAAAAAATGAATTTGTTTCCGATTTAAATTATAATCGTTCTATAATAAGATTTGCACAAAATATAAAAACATTTAGAGATACATTAAATGCAAAATTTATAATTGCAACTGAAAATGTTAAAAGTAACATAATAACTTATTTTTCATATTTGCCTATAAACATAGATTTAGAAAAACAAAAAACAAATAGCCTTAAATTATCTGATGATATCGAAATGGAAACTTTGGGTATAGGTGTAAATGAATTACATGTACCATCTGTTATTAATAAAGAATTACAAAAATTGCATATTGCACTACAACAATTAGCTAACTTTTTAAGTATTGAAAATTATAAAGTTAATAACACAGAGTGTATTAATTCATTTTGTTGGTCGTGGAATGCAACATCATGTTATAATCTATCACTACCAGTAATAAAAACCTGTTCTATAAATCCAATAAGTTATACCGAAATGCAATTAAACCAAGATGGTTTAATAACTTATGCACCGGGAAATACATGGGCTGACGCAACATCTAAATGTTGTGAAAAAAAGACAAATTAAAGTATAAGTATTAATAATTCAATACTAGTAACCTTAAATGGTTCCTGATAACATCAGAGGCTTGAGAATATTATGAGTAACAGATTCCATTCAAAATACCACAGACAAAATCACCATACATATGGCAACATTGTAAATGCTGATTCTAGTCACGATCCAATCGCAACTAATGAACAACCCTTTCAAGGTGATTTCGTTTTACAAGGTGCATTAAATTGTTACGCACCAGCTAGTGCAGCCGCAGGTTTTTTTAGTAGTAATTATACAACAATTTCTGCAATTGCTGGAGAAAGAGGTGGGTATTTCTTTAGTAAAGGATTAGTTGGTATTTAAACATATAGTGCTCAAGGTGTTGCGTTATCTGGTTATGGTGCATATACTGGTGCTAATTTTTACTCAAACGTTTATGGAGCAATTGTATATGGTGGTAGTTATGCTATAAAAGCATCATCACCTTATTATGGAATTTTTTCTAAAGCTGGAAATGTATTTAATGTTGGTTCATATGCTGGTGGGTTTGAAAGTCCAACCAGAGCATTATCAGCTAGTGGTGGTACATTCGGTTTAGATGTAACATCATCATATTATGGTATTAATTCATTTGGTGATTCATTTGGTGCAAACATTTACAGTCCAAACATAGGAGTATCAGCATACGGAGGCATTTTAGGTTTAGATGTAATGTCACCATTAACAGCTATAAATGCTTATGGTTCACAAATGGCTGGAAGTTTTTATAGCCCATCAACCGCAGTTCATGTTAATGGTGGTAGTTTGGGATTAAGAGTTAAATCTAATAACGTAGGAGCTATTATAGATGGTAATACAATAGCATTATCAACAGGTAATGTTAGTGTATTCGGTGGAAGAGTGGGTATATTTAAAATACCAACTATATCATATCCAACATCACCTAATATAGTTTTTGATGTAAAGGGTAATTCATATTTTAATGGTGATGTAACAATAACAGGTGATATTTCAGCATTTGGTAAATTATCATACTTTGATACTACTATCATTGGTACAAGTTCATTAGAAATTATTAATGTGGGTGGATTATCTGCCGCTGCTACATTTATTCAGTATGGTACAATTAATCCGACACTTGTTTGTTATGATGGCGATACAAGTCTTACCGTACCAACATTCACAGTAAATCAAGGGTATGTTGGTATTAATGTTGTAAACCCATCAACGGAATTAGCAATAAATGGTGCACTCAGTGCTACTAATAATTTAACGGTTAATGGTACATCTACATTGGGTAATAATTTAACCGTAAATGGTGCAGTT